AGATTGATTCAAAATCTCCTGCTTTTAACATATCAACAGAAGTCATTAATGCTCTTTTTAATTGTTGATTTTTACAAAAATTAGTAAATTCTTCTTGTACATATTGTAGATCATCATCAGAAGCTACAAATGCTTTTTTAAGTTGTTCTTTAATTGATATTTGTAAAACATCATTATCAACTTTTTGTAGTTCAATTTTTAATGTTTCTAATTCAGGTGTTGTATGGTACTTATCATAATACCTAAGTATTTCTTTAATAGCCCATTTATGTGCTGGGTTTTCAAAATACTCATCACTAATAATATCATGTATATTAACTAAAAAATCTTTATGAGTTAATAGTGATGATAAAACTTTTATTTGAAAGTCAGCTCCGTATTGGTTTAATGTTTGTAATGTCATTAATCTTTATAACCTTTAAATTGTTCAAAAATATCTCTAATCCAATTCTCTAAATTTCTAATCATACCTCCAAGTTTATCTTCATTATAAAGTTGAATAAATAAATCAGATCTTAATTCTGGAATGTCTTGATCGATTAATTCATCAATATGAGCCTTACCTCTATCATCAATCATTGGAATGCTTAAATCCATAACTTTATAACTTGTTTCAATTCGGGCTTGATCCTGAATTATGCGTGAATATACAACGTGGTCTTTAAATTTCCTAGTAGATATTTCAAAAATATCATCTAAAGTTAAACTTTTAGTTTTTAATTCAGGAAACTTTTTAAATATACCTTTAGCACCTAATCCTTTAATTCCTGGAATATTATCTGAATTATCACCTAATAATGTTTTATATAAAATAAAATTTTCAGGTAATAAACCTAATTTTTCTTCTACTACTTTAGGTGTATAATATTCCTTTTCCATTGGTCTGTATAAAATAATTTTATCAGTTACCAATTGTAAAAAGTCTTTATCACTAGATACAATAAAACAAGTTGAATTATGTTTTTCAACTAATTTTTCAGCTAACACTGCTATAATGTCGTCCGCTTCTACTTTATCCAATATAGTGGTTTTAACAGGTAATAGCTTTAAATACTGGATTATACGCACTATTTGGTCTACTTTTGAGTCATGCTCATCTTCTAAACTATCAAATGCTTCCCAATTTGTAATTCGTTGTAAATTTCTTGTTCCTTTGTATTCGGAGAGCAGGTTTTTACGGTTAGTTGTTGAACCTGCTCCATCGAATACTACATAAACAGATGTTGGATTTGTTTGTCTAATCATGGCGCCTAAAGAACGAAAGAAACCACCTAATCCTCCAATATGAACTCCGTCAGGATTTACCATATTCATCATTGCAAAGTTTCTAAAAAATAGATTTAATCCATCTAAAATCAGTACTTTATCATGTCTTTTTAATTGAGGTTCCTCCCCATGCTCTTGAACTTCGTCCAATAGCTTAAATAATTCTTTATGCTTCATGTTTTAGTTTATAAGTCCTGTGTATCGTAAAGTACAGGTGTTACGTCTTCTTCATCTTCTACAATTTTGAATTGTCCTCCTCCTAAGATTTTAGACCATTCATCAGCATGCTCCTTTTTATAAGCATTCTTATCCTTGTCAGTGTCTTGAATAAAGCCGTGGTTTGTCATAACAATTTTACCTCTTGATTGCATACCGTTAACATGGTTTTTATCAATTTGTAAATTTGTTCTTTTACCCCATTCTACTTGCATACCACCTTTAATTGCTTTAATTTTAGATGTTCCAGCATTTGAAATATTACCAAATGTAACTACAAATGTAGCATCATACCACATAGCCATTCCACCTTTGTTCATCATTTTAGGTTGACCCATAGGTGATTCTGCTTTTGCTGTCCAAACTTTATTAACTGCTATTAATGTATTAGTATACGGTGATGATTCTTTACGAGACATTACAATACTTTGATTTACTGTATTACCAAATTGAGTTGACATTGCTCCTGCATTCCATTCATTGTTGTTTTTCAGTTTTTCGACTGACATTGCACAAGGAATTGATCCAATTGAATCCCAGAAAAATGCTAAATCATAAGGTAAATTACCTTTTTTCTGTTCATTCTGTAGATCCATAATAAATGCTGCTACGTCTTCAATAGTATGTAATGTTTCTCTATCAACATAGATAAAATTACCTTCATAATCTATAACTTCACCATCTTCATCTTTAATTAGGTTCACTTCTAGCCCCATTTGAGCTGCATGTTCCCAATTCCATTTCATCTCAGTAATAATAAATACAGGTAAAATTCCCATATTTTGAGCTGATACTGCTGCTTCAAGTAAAGCAGTTGTTTTACCTGTGTCAGAATGACCTCTAAGTAATGAAATGTGCCCCATAGGAATACCAGGTACACCTGATACTTTTTGGAACGCCTCTGAAAGTGGTATCCATTGTTGGTCCTTAAATTTAACGTTTTTATTTAAACCTTTAGATGATTTAAATTTATTTAAGTCAAATTTCGCCTTAATCTCGGCAGACACCGCTGCCGAGAGAGACTTTGATACTTTTTTTGCCATATTTAGAAGGGTAGATCATCAACTTTTTCTTCGTTACTATCAAAAATAGAATCGAATGCATCGTCTTTACTTTTCTTAACTGCTGGAGCTGATGTATCTAAACTAAAATTGCTCTTAGGAGTTGGAGCTGTTGTTACAACTTCATCTTCTTCTCCTTCTGGTGATAACCATTTTTCTAGAGCAACTTTCATTTCATCAAATGTGAATTTCTTAAATTCATTGTTAGGATCAGGCTGTTCATTACACCATTTTTCTACTTGTGAAGCGTCTTCACTTAATGGAGTAGATTTAAGTCTAACTCTAACTGATGATTTGTTGTAAGGAGTACCTGTTGATTCAGGTCCTACTGTTTCAATTGTAAGATCTCTACCTGAAACGATATCAGTGTAATCTCCAATTTCCTCATCTACTGCTAATGAAAGTAATTCTTCATATACGGTTTTACCAAATTGCCATAGTCGAACACCTTTGTCCTCCTCTCCTCTAACCACTACAGGTACAAAAATCCTGTTTTTAGGGTCTAATTTCTTAGCTAGAACATAATTTTCTTTAGTATATTCTTCTCTAAGTTTTGAAGCAAACAAAGCAATAGGATCTTTCTCACCATAATTAAGGGGTGAAAGCATCACTTTGTTAGTAATACCATAATAGAATTTTAATTCTGTAAATGGGTTGTTTTCATTGAATTTCGATGGTACAATCCTAATTTGTTGTTTACCTACTGTAGGTCTCCAGAAAATTAAACTGTAATCTTTCTTCGGTCCGGTCTGTGTTTTTTGTTGGAGACCATCCAACTTCTGTTTAATTGCATTTAAATCCATAAGATAACTTTTATTTTAAAACTGTTAATGTAATCCCAATATACGAAGCCCAATTTGGGGAGCCACGCTATATTTCAATTATTTTAAATATTTTTGTATTTAGCTGTTTTAACTCATTATGTTGAGTCAAGAGAATACAATTTCTATAGTGTTGCCAATCTACCTGATATTTGGTATCTACAACGCCACCGTTTAATTTCTTAATAAGTTCATTAAGAGCATTAATAGTGTATAAGGTATTAGATTCCTTTTTTCTATGTACTAAAATTGTATGTTCTGGTATTGAATGTACGTTACCTTGCTCTACATTGTAAGTGACAACATATTCATTAGTCTCTGCTATTTCTAAAACAAACACTTTATTGTAAATAATTGTATACTTGCTTTGTATATCCTCTAGAAGACCATCTAAATTTTCTAGGGTTGTAAATGTACAAAATAACTTATTGTTCAAATCTATTTCTTTTACCGATGTGATAACATCATAATTCATGTTATACGTATTTGGTTCCTTATTTAAAGTCGTAATCATAACCTTGTTTTGTTTTTATATTTAATTTATATTTTTTGAATATATTTTCTATATCTTCTATTACTCTTGTTTCTTCTTCATCCCAATCAAAAGTAAAACTATCATATGTGTATAGTATTAATTTTGTTTTTTTACCTCTTAACACCTGTATGATGTCCCATAGTATACGAACGTTCATTGACGTTTCCAAGTTTTGTAACAAATAATTAAATAACTTTTGCGGATTCATGTTTTCCAAGTTATCTTTTTTGTACACATAATTAGAAATCGGACACGTTATCTCACCTTCGCTTTCAAATTTTTCCCACAATTCTTTTACGTATATACTAATTTTTTTAAAGAATTCCAGATGTTCATACTGTTTGAATACTCCTCCGTATAGTTGCTTAAATGTCAGCTCTTTTGACTCTTTATAACTTACTCCGTAGAGCTGTTGTAAATGAGAGTGAATATCACTAGTGGGGAAAGTATAATCAACGAGGCGACAAGACAAACTAGGATGAAAAGCGCTAATATCCATCTCGACAAATTTACTATTACGAGGAATAAAAGATTTTCTACATCCGTTTTTTTGATTAAGTGCTGCATAATTTACTCCTTTAAATTTGTTTGATGGACGTGTTGTGGTTGTCCTAAGGTTGTATTGAGTGTATGCTCGTTCACCATCAATTTCATGGAAGTATTCTTCGAAGGTTGGTTTGTGTATTCGTATTCCACTTCTCTCGATGTAGTTGAACACCAAGGATACTTTATTGTTAAAGAATTCATCATATTTAGTTTTTGGAATGTTAATATTTGCTTTTAATTCATTATATAAGTTTTCACAATATTCATAATGTTTTACTACTGGAATAATTAAGTTTATGTCTTTTACTTTAGGATACTTGTAGTAATAAAAATCATGAGTTGTTGTTCTAGTTGGTATATACGTATTAGATGTTGAGTTTATGTCATAAAGAGCTTTGCTTGGAAAATAATGTAATAATTCCTTTTTATCTCTACAATATAGCGTGTCAAACTTTGAGATTAATGCGTCTATACGCGTATTTAATACACTTAAACATTCACTATGATGAACGCATACAATAAATCCTTTACTTGCGTTTATCGGGCGAATATACACTAGTGAAATATTATTAAGAATCGGGTGAATTTTATCATTATAAGGTATTACCTCAATGAACGCTTCTTTATAACCACTATTTATTAAAACCTCTAATTGTTCCTCGTCTTCTACTAACCAATACATTTATAACCATTTTACCCTATAATATACGACCTAAATTAGTATAGGCCACGGGGTATATTTCTTCTTCTTGAAGTACCTACTTCTCCTTCTGTTGATACTTTTTGTTTTGTTAAAATATCTCCTTCTTCAATTAACACTAATATATTATGAGGAGTGTCAACATGCACTCTTCCTTCCATTATTATACCTTTAGATGGGTGTACATGGTAATATCCAATATATTCAATATCAGTATCTTTAATTTTTAATTCACCTCCACTAGTATAAAAAACTTTCTTCCTTTCCA